CCCAACACTACGTCTTAATTGAGAAATTTCCTCATCACGCACCATCCGGCGACATTCTATGGTTACATTTTGGTTATCCAAAAATAAAATATTTCCGACTTTTTTTTTCTCAAAATATTTTAAAATTGAAGAGTTTTTTTGTTATTTTCTCCTAAAATTTTGCTCCATTGCTTCAGACTTTTGGTTGAAATTCCACCCTCCCAGAAGATTGCACAAAGCACTATTAACCATGCCCCAGTAATCTCTAGTGGGTGTTCCTGCATATCCCTCATAAAGTCGTTGGGGTAAAATTGGTTTGAAATATTTTTTAGGGCATAACTACGCGAAATAAATAATGTTTTAAAAAGTCAAGAAAAAAGTGAAGAAAAAGATTGACTTTAACGTTTAAACGTGTATACTTTAAACCATGAAAGAGATAGCTACAATAACCTGAATCAGCCCGCCACGCCTCTGACGTGCTCCGATCCATGAGCCAAAGCGCACCCCGGCGGGCATCTAAAAAAGGGGTCGAGTATCCGGTAATAATGTCAATCCGTAACTGGCGATACCGGGGTTGACGTAACCCCTAAAAAAGGACACCATGCGAGACGAACTTCTTATTCCAAAGACGCAGGCGGAAGCAAGTGATGAGTTTGATGAGTTTAGCGACGGTGAGCAATACCTGGACGAAGAGCCCGAGGACTACGGGTGGGTAAATGGCCGGTAACGCAACAACAAAAGAACAGTTTGAACAGGAGATGCAATCCGTATCAAAACGTAATGGCTTCAAGCTCGTAGATTTCCAAGACGGTAAGGAGATTGGAATCATGAAGACGGCTTGCCCAATCAGATTCGAAGGTAAGGGACTGCTGGGAAAGAGAATCATTGTGCATATCCCCAAATCATATTGTTTTGATGGCGAGATTACGCAGAAGTCTCGTGAGAAGCTAGGGTCTGAAGGATATTGCGGATACGCGGAACGAAGCAAGGAGCTCTACGGATGCTCTATGGTATTCAAAGCGAACGACAGCAACCAGTGGAAAATAGAAATCGTAGACTGAACAGAAAGAAGGCTATGCTGACCTCATCCGATATACGCCTCGAAATGCTGAGAGAGATTGTTGATAAGGAGAAGACTTGTAACCTCTACGGCAGGCGAATACTCAGAACAGAACAAAAACAGATAGTTGAGATGGAGTATGACGATGAATATCAGGATTGATAAGTATGGCGACAACTATACGGCATATTACGCTAATACCGGCTACAACCGCGCCATCAGTAATGCACCAACTGAGTATGGACAGGGCGAGACGATGTTTGAGGCTATCAGGGACCTGATGTTTACGTATCCGGTTGATGGAGGGATGGAGTGAGCGAGGAAGTTAAAAAAAAACATCCAGGTGGGCGGCCTAGCAAATACAATAAGACGCTTGCCGAGACTATCTGTGCGTTGATATCCCAGGGATTCCCTCTTAACACGATTCTGAAACAAGACGGAATGCCGCGTATGTCCACTGTAATGCGCTGGCTTTTCTATACATCTCCCTTCCAGGAAGAGTTTAGGGAGATGTATGTTAAAGCAAGGGAAGCGCAGGCCGAAGTAATGGCCGATCAGATCATTTCAATCGCCGACGACGATAGTGAGGACGTAATGTTTTCGGAGGCCGACACACCTGAAGGTAAGTCTGCAAAACGATTACAGAATAAGGAGTTTGTTAACCGGTCAAGGTTGAGGGTGGACGCCCGCAAGTGGGTGGCTGCTAAATTGCTCCCCCGGAAATACGGAGACTTCGAACGACACGAAATCACAGTGACCAAGCCTTTGGTAGTGCTTACGGATGATGAAACCTAGTGAAACAAAACGCGAAGGCGAAAGCCCTCAACTTTAACCGAGATTTAGCAAAGTTTACTCCAAGACAGCGTGAGGCGACAAGGGTTGCTGAGTCTGGTGGGGTAAAGTTCCTGCTTTACGGCGGCGCACTAGGTGGCGGTAAACTTCTGGCGATAAGCACAGTAATTCCAACACCTGACGGCTGGACCACCATGGAAGACCTTAAGCCCGGCGACCAAGTGTACGACGAACACGGCAAGGTGTGCAACGTTGATTGGGTCTCAGAAGTACAGTATGAGACCACGTACAAGCTAACGTTTAGTGATGGTAGCGAGCTTGTAGCGGGAGCGAGGCATCAGTGGGTTACTGAGACGATGGCTGATATTCAGGCGTCACTGCGTAGGTCTCCTGAGTTCAGAGCGCAGCGCAGGGCGTCAAGAGCATCGCGGTCTACAGGTAAGAGACCGGACCTTGCTGTACGAAATTCAGAAGTTGCAAGTCATTATGTAAGTGCCCCTGTTGTGCCGTCCATTAAGACCACGCAGGAGATTAAAGACACGCTCTACAAAGGACCCCAGGCTAATCATGCGGTTAGGGTATGCGGTCCTTTACAGTTACCTAAGTCTGAGTTGGTAGTGCCTCCCTACACTCTGGGGTCATGGTTAGGTGACGGAACGTCGATAAGCGGGGGTCTAACAGGGATAGACCCGCAGATATTCGAAGAGATTGAAAAGGATGGATACAGGGTTAGCCATCACAAGAGCGAGAAGAGTCATTACATTCTTGGCCTTGTCAGTAAGCTTAAACAAATAGGTGTACAAGGAAACAAACATATCCCTATGCAGTACCTTAGGGCGTCTGTTGACCAGAGACTAGCGTTACTTCAAGGATTGATGGACACGGACGGCACTTGCGACACACGAGGGCAGTGCGAAATCACGCTGACGCGGAAAGAGTTGGTTGATGGAGTCAGGGAATTAATCTTATCTCTTGGTATCAAGGTAACAGCGTGCGAGTCACGCGCTAAGTTGAACGGGATTGATTACGGTCCTCGATGGAGGATGAAGTTCATTACCAACATGCCTGCCTTCCGCCTTGAAAGGAAACTTGCACGACAGAAGATTGACGGGTTTAGAGGCACACACGACCGCAGGTATATCGTTAAGGTTGAAGAGGTAGACCAAGTACCGCTGAAGTGCATTTCGGTGGACGCTCCTTCTCATATGTATTTGTGCGGCGAGACCATGATCCCGACCCACAATAGCTACCTCCTGCGCTGGTTTTGCGTCAAGAAGCACATGCGACTGTTTATGCAAGGGATAACAGGCGCGGTTATAATGCTGGCGTGTGAAAATTACCCTGCGCTCAAGGATAGGCAACTATCCAAGATTTCCAGAGAGTTTCCTGACTGGCTTGGCAAGTCGCACAACGATCATAAGGATTACGGACGCTGCTTTATATTGGCCCCAGAATACGGCTCTGGGGTTATTGTGTTTCGTAACCTGGATGATCCGAGTAAATACGCGAGCTCCGAGTTTGCGATGATAGCAGTGGATGAGCTTACCAAGAACGATTACGACACGTTCACTCACCTGAGAACTCGACTGCGCTGGCCTGGACTTGAGGATATTGATTGTCAGTTCATAGCGGGGACTAACCCCGGCAGCATCGGGCATGGCTGGGTTAAACAACTCTGGATGGATAAGCAGTTCCCGAGCGAGTGGATTTCCCCGGTTGATTATCGCAGCCAGTTCGCCTACATCCCGAGCAAGGCTGATGATAACCCGCACTTACCAGCTAGCTACTGGCAACAGCTTGACACGCTACCGGAGACACTGCGCAAGGCGTTTAAAGATGGCGACTGGAACATCTTCTTGGGGCAGGCGTTCCCGGAGTTCGGCCCTGCACACCGAGTGCCAAACGATACGCCGATAGGTGAGACCAGCCCGATCTACATGACATTTGATTGGGGATACGGCAAGCCTTTTAGCGTCCTTTGGTCGTGGTTAGACGGCGACGGGCGAATACACGTGTTTGATGAGTACTACGGCTCGACTGGTGAGCCTGATACAGGATTGAGGCTCACGGACAGCGAGATTGCTGAGGGTATTAAGGCTCGAGAAGAGCGCATTGGTATCAGCAAGCGCAACATTATCAGGATACTGAGTCCGGATTGCTTCTCGAAGAAGCCTGATTACAAGGGCGGAGGGCAGGGCAAGGCGACAGCCGAGGTATTCAGGGAGTGCGGCGTGCAGGGCTATCCTGGTGATGCTGATAGAGTTAAGAAGGTACGCCAGTTTCACGATCGGCTAAGGATTCGAGCGGATGAGCCGCCTATGTTGAGAGTGTACGAGAGGTGCACTAACTTTATACGGACTATCCCGATGTTGCAGCAGGACGAACGTAACATTGAGGATATCGACACCGACGGCGAGGACCACAGCTTCGACTCGATTTGTTTCTTGTTGCTGGCTCGACCGATTAGTGAGGGACCACGGAAGCCCAAAGAGGTAAAGAAGGAGCAGAACGTAACAACTGTTGCGTGGACAGAGCTTGCTGAGATACGTCGCAAGCAGGATAACTTAGAGGATTACGCAGACTTTTAGCTCCCGTTATCTCGGATAAGGGAGACTAAAGAAAGGAGACGCGATGAACGAGAAAGAAGGGTATGAGAATCCCATAGGGATGGAACCACAGAGGGAGATTGTCTCTGAGATTAACGAACTTCACGAAGCGGTCAGCACACTAACAGGATTGCTTGGTGATCTTAGGGAACAACTGGACCCGATAATGTCAATCGACCCTGTATTAGAGATTGAGCAGCCACAGTTTACTGTTCGGACTTCGCCTGTTGCAAAAACGTTGCGTGAAATTAGAGTTCGCCTGCATGCGAATATCTTTACGGTCAGGTGGATGATTAATAGGTGCGAGTTATGAGCGACCTTTTTCCAGTAGTGTGTATTCTCATTGGGTGGATAGCATTTCATGAGTGTTTAATTATCAGAGAGCGCAAACTGAAGGACGCGCAGACCAAGGACCTGCTCGATAGGCTTATGGCCCGCACATACGGTGAGTACTCCAAGGGCCAGGAAGCTGTTAAGGTTGTAGCTGTTGAGGACCTGAAGAAAGAGATACAGGCCGATTACGACAGGGATATACCGATATCATAGGGGGGGCATCGTGGGAATACTCGATCTGTTTAAAAGCAAGACAAAGCCTGACGAAGCGGTGTTAATCGCGGAGATTGATAATATTTTCGACGACACCTCTGATTACTCGCGCCAGCAGTTGGAGCGTATTTGGTTCAGAAACATCCTCTACGCCCTGGGCGAGCAGTGGCTTAGCTGGTCGCAGACTGGTAAAACGTTCGTGCGGCGCACAATGCCCGACTGGATACCGACCCCTGTTAGCAATGAGATTAGCGACTATGTTAATAGTCAGAAGGCGTTGTTGCTCAACCAGAAGTACAGTCCTAGAGTATGGCCCAACTCCTCCGAGAAGCGCGACGTTATGGCCTCCCAGTTAGCTGAGGAGGTCTTAGTATTTTGCGAGAGTATCGACGATTATCGGCTGCACAACGAGCGTGAGAAAGCGGCCGTGATGATGGTACTTTGCGGTACGTCGTTTATCAGGACCTACCCGTACAAGGAAGGTGGCTCTTGGTTTATTAATTCCAATGGTTCCATCGTGACCACAGGTGACGTGCGATCTGACGCTATCCTTCCATTTAACGTGCGCGTTGACCCGATCGAGACCGCTCTCGAGGATATGCGGTACATCGGCATGCAGAGTCTGAAGCGCAAGGAGTGGGTCGAGGATACTTTCGGCACGAAGCTGGTGCAGACTGATGATACTCAGTCGCTTGACTACCAGAAACGGCTCGCGAAGCTTGTCGGGAACGTTTCGAATTGGAAGGGCATCGGCCTGGATGAGACCGGACTGACTGACTACGATTCCGAAGACCTGTGCGTGTTTAAAGAGGTGGAGTTCAAGCCATCGAAGAAGTATCCGCACGGCAAGTACATCGTTAGCGCAGGGGGCAAGATACTGGTAAACGCTGATAGACTTCCGATCAAGGCAGAGAAGGGCAAGTCCTGTTACTCTCTGACCGACTTCCACTTTCAGTATGTTCCAGGACGATTCTGGTCCCGGTCTGGCGTGGATGACTTAATCAGCCCGCAGAACACGTTGAACCTGATCGACCAGCAAGTTGAAATAAACATGCGAGGCTTGGGCCGTCCTAGAGTAATTACCCCGGGCGAAATCGGGATTAAAAGGGTAAACGAGGGCGGACTTGGTCTGTTGATGCTGCAATACGACCCACTAATGTCAGGGGGACAGAAGCCGTCAATAGAGCATGGTACCCCACTGCCCAGTCAAGTGTTCGAACACCGCAACAACATGAAGGTGCAGATTCAGGATTCGTCTGGCGACCCGAAGAACATATTAAAGGGCGTGCCTCCATCCGCTAGCGCGAGCGGGATACAGGTAGATATCCTGAGAGATACCGCAATGCAGGGGCACCAGCCGGACGTTGATCGTTTTAAACTGTCCTGGGGCCGCGTGCAGAAGAAACGCTTGCTTGTCGTGCAGGAACTGTACACTGAAGAGCGCACAATCAAGATCGTGGGCCGTGGAAATAAGGTCAACATCAAGCAGTTCAAGGCTTCAGACCTTCACAACAACACAGACGTGCGGATGGAGCTCGATTCGGGATTGAGCTCAACTAATGCAGGTAAGAACCAACTCTTGATGCAGCTTGCTGGACAGGGGATGCTTGGAGACGTTGTTAACAACCCCGAGATTCGGCAGGACCTGTTGATTCGCATGGGACTTGCTGGCTTTGCCGACTACGAAAACGCCGACATAGCGCGCGCCGATGACGAGAACGCGGAAATCTCCGCTAATTCCTACGAGAACATTTTTATCGCCCCGATAGGAGCGGACGGTACCCTGAACCCTGACGATATGCCTATCAACGATGATCCGGCGTTTAAGTTCGATAACCACAAGGTACACGCTGAGATACATCGCAGGTTCATTCTTTCCTCGGAGTTCAAGGACTTGCCGAAGAAGGGGCAGGAAGTGTTGATCGATCATTGCTCGCTCCACAAGATCCTCGCCAAGGGTCAGGAGGTGGCAGACGCAGAAGCGCAAGCGGCCATGCAAGCACCTCAAGGTGGGGCACCGCAGCAAGGGGCACCGCAGCAAGGATCGCCGGCGGCATGACCGCAGCCTGGGCCACCACCTGAAGGTATGATGCCCGGGGAGGAAGTGTAATGCCATATAAAATCGAGAAAAAAGGTAAAGGATACGTTGTTACTAGCCCGAACACTCCCGAGGGGCACAGCAAGAAGCCTTTGACGCTCAGGGACGCTAAGCGGCAGATCCGGGCCATCCACGCCAACACTAAGGAGGGGAAATGACTGAGAACATGTACTGCTCAGGACTTAAGACTACAAGTGCCAAATGGCGTGAGAATTGGGACCGTATTTTTGTTTCGACCACTGAGGATTGGGTACAACACGGCAAATCAATCTCTACCGATAGAGAGGTAACTGACAATGGGGAGTCTACTGATTCGTAATTTCAATCCTGACGCCTTTCATACTTTTTGTTTGATTTTGGCCTTGATTATGTTTTTTGGGTTCATCTATTTCAGTGATTATGATTGAGCCATTTATGAGCCGTTCCAGAAGACACACACCCATTATGGGAATGACGCTATGCGAGAGCGAGAAGCAAGACAAACGTCGCGCTAATCGCATGTTAAGGAGGATAGTCAAGGGTATGGTACGGCCCGGGACGGAAATCCTCCCGGAAATGCGAGAAGTGTACAACGTTTGGAAGGGTGGGAAGGACGGCAAACAGTATTACCCCTCTGACGATTATCAGTATTACGGCAAATAACCCGTCTCTATCGGGATTGCGAGCAAACCGAGAAGAGAACAAAAAGGAGAAAGATATGTTAGATGAAGTAAAAGACGCAAATGCGGCCCCGTCACCCGCACCCGACGCAAAAGCGGACCCGTCAACCGCAGTAACGGACGCAAATTCGGACCCGTCCCCCGAGACATTGCCGTTTGACAAGCACCCGAAGTGGATCAGTGCTCGCCAGACGGAAAAGAAAGTCCAGGACATTATGGAAGCTAACGGGTTTGAGGACTTCGAGGTCCTCGTTGAGCATATCCAACTTGGGAAGACACTGAAAGGTAAAGTCGGCGACGTGTCAGCCCTCGAGAAAGCCCTGGAACGCTCCCAAACGCTCGACAAGTACGAGAAGTACTGGGAAGAGCAGAAAGAGCGGCAGTTAAAAGAAACGGAAACTCCCGAACAGAGGGCCGAACGGCTAGAGAAAGAACTTAAAGACCTTAAGTCCAAAGACGAGAGCTCCAAGAAGCAGAGGGACGCAGACGCGGCGGCAGCTAAGGCAATTAAGGATTACGAGAGCGAAGTATCCTCTACCCTGAGCGACCTGCCGAAGGAAGATAAGGCGTTTCTGGCTGAATTTCTCGGGGTAGGGAACTCCTGCAACGAGATTGATATCGCCGACAAGAAAGCCGTCAAGAAAATGGTGGCTGATGCCCGCAAGAAACTGGAAGCATTCCAGCAGGCGACTATTAAAGCCTACCTTGCTGGCAAGGTTGAAGTGCCGGACATTGGACCTACCGGAGGCGGAACCAAACCAGCGCCTGCGGCAGAAGAGACAAAGAACTTTAAACTCAAGGATGCCAGAAAGATGGCGGCCGAGAGAATGACTGCTTTTTTCAAGGGCACTCCTTAGAAAAGGATAATAAAAAATGAGTACATATTCTGACCTGACCAATCTTGCTGACCTGTTGAAAAATGTTTATGGCGTTGGACTGACCAATCAGTTTAATGACGAAAAGACAACCTACAACCTGTTCTCGAAGTCCGATAGACAGCCCAAAGGCCTCGGCTATGTGTTTGGACTCCGGTATGAGAGAAATCAGTCTGTCGGCGGCAGGGCTGAGTCTGCAAAGCTGCCCACCCCGATGACCGGTAAGAAGGACCAAGGGACAATACTCCCGAAGTACATTTACGGATCCCTGCGCTTAACAGGTCCGATGATTGAGGCTGCAAAGGGCGACACAGCAGCGTTCGTGGATGGCTTGTCCGATGAAATGGATGATTTATACAAGGGCCTCGTGAACGACCTTAACCGCCAGTGTCATTCCGATGGCTTCGGGAAGCTCGGGACCCTGAGTGCGGCCATGACCCCGTCTACCTCGGCTACCTTTACTGGTACGTTTGATAACGATTTGGGTGTGAAGTACTTCAAGGAGGGGATGCTGGTTGATATGTTCAACAGCGCCGGCTCAACCCCGATAACTACTTGCTGCGGCCAGCGCGTGAGTATCGTTAATCCGGCGACCAAAGTTGTCACGTTTGAGATTTCCGGACAAACTTATCTTACCGACCACCCGAACAGCACGATTGCTGGTTACACCAATGACGCCACAGAAGTTGCGGCGGCCTCAATTGCTGTCCACCTTGGCGCGCGTGATGCTTCCTGGACCTCGGATGATAAGGCGGCTGAAATTGTTGGGATCGAAGGTATTTTCGACGATGGTACTAATCTGTCCACCTTCGAGAATATCGTTGTTGCTAGCTATCCGAAGTGGAAAGCGAACATCCTGAGCAATTCGAGCGTTAATCGCGACCTGAGCATCGACCTGATGTTGCAGGCTTGTGACCTGACCAGGATGAACTCCGGCAAGGAAGTAAATCAGATCCTGATGGGCCTTGGCCAGAGAAGGAAGTACGCTAACCTGCTCATCGGTGACGTGCGCTTCCAGCCCGGGACCCTGAAGGGCGGATACGAGACCTTGACCTTCTCCGGCGGCGACGGTTCCGTTGAGATAGTCATCGATCCTATGTGCCAGCCGAACAAGATTCGCTTCATGCCTAAGGGCGTCATTCAGAAGTACGAAATGACTCCGCTGGGCTGGGGAAATCTTGACGGTAGCAATATGCACAGAAGGTCAGGCTATGACGAGTTCGATTTGTTCCTTCGGATCTACACTAACCTGGGGACAGAACAGCGTAACTGCTTGAGCTCCCTGAACGACCTTACCGAGCCAAGCGTATACTAATCAACCAGTATCTGAGCGAGGGGCTTCGGCCCCTCCTTCAGGGTAAACTATCAAACAAAGGAGATTCAAATGATTAAAGACAAGAACGTGGCCTGGGATGCAGGCATAGACCCCTCAAAAATCAACGACGCGATGATTGCCAACAGGGTATATTGCTTTGGCGATACCGACGGCGCGAGCTATTACTATTGGAGAAGCAAACTGGGAAAAGAGAAGACCTTTACCAGTCTCGCAAGTGCCTACGCTGCGCTTTCCAACGACAGCAATTCTATCGGGCGTAACGACGCTATTTTCCTTGCCCCTGATAGCAACTCGCTTGCGGCTACCATTACCTGGTCCAAGAACCAGTGCAAGCTTATCGGTATGTATCCCGAGGCGCGGATGGCCCACAGATCCCGTATCGGTCACAGTGCCAACTTTACCCCGCTTACCACTATCAGCGGGTACGGTAACGAGTTTAGGAACATCTATTGGCAGCATGGGCGTGGTAACTCGGGTAACACAGTCGGTTTGAGCGTTACCGGGAATCGTAACAGCTTTATCAATTGCCATATCGCCGGACCGATGAACGATACCGAAGCGGCTGTTGCTGGGTACAAGCTCCTGAGCATCACGGGATCTGAAAACTATTTCCGTAGCTGCACTATTGGAGTTGATTCCATCAAACGGTCGGCGGCTAACTGCCTGGTATCCCTCGAGGCGGCTAGTGCGAGGACAGTTTTTGAAGATTGTATGTTCATTTCCTGGTCCACGGCTGATGCCTTCTTCGTTAAGGCGGCTGCTCTGGCCGACCGCAGTGTCACCTTCAAAAACTGCATATTCTACAACTGGATTTATGGCGGTGGCGCGGCAATGACTTATGCGTTCAGTTCCGCTTCGACCTCCCTTGATATAATCATGGACAAGAGCGTGGTTGTCGGTGCGACCGATCTTATCGCAACCGGTCAGGTGGCGTTTATTCACTGCACGCCGCTTGGTGAAACGGCTGCTAAAGTTGGATTGTCACTTAATCCGTCAGTATCATAACAACCTTCGGGGGCTGGGCGACTGGCCCCCTTTTAAAGGAGATTTATGAACGTAGATAGACTCTTTCTGAAAAAGCTTCACGAAGTTGATCCGAAACTCGGATGCTTTTTCAACAGCAAGATTGAGAAGTTTGTTGTTACCTACGAGCGCACCATTGGTGGCCCCGTCCCGATAGCCACAGTCGCCGGGATGGAAAACTGCGTGTTCCGGCAGCCCAACGATGTTGACCTTAATTTTGTACGGTCGGGCGATATGACCAACACAAGAGTGCAGGATAGGCTGACGGCCGTCGCCAAGCACATGGAGCAGGTCAGGGAGGCTGACAAGCGGCGCGCGTCCGAAGAGTTCAGGGACCTCACCAAAGACAACAAGATACAACTGATGAACGCCTTTAGTCGAAGGGCGGGGACCGGAAAGGGCAACTCGGCTTTCCGCAGGATTGAACCTAAAAGTCGTGTGAGCGAAGTTAGCGCGAGCTAAATCCCCCACAAGGCACAAAGGAGAATACAATGATATTAGTATGGAATCCAACAAATGAAGATATGGCCCCGGTTTATCAGGGAAGAGTTTACTCGTTTCCGTCAGGGCATAAAGAAGAGATGGAAGACGCCTGCGCCAAGCACATACTTACCGCATTTGGACAGCGCGGGATCACATTCTTGAAGTACGGCGACACTGAGGACGACATTGGATCCAAGGCGCGCAAGATCAACCGGGAATTCAAAATTCGGCAGGTAGAGACGTACAATCAGACGAACGAAGGGCGCAAGACACAGGGTGCGTCATATCTCACGCCTCCGGCAATGGTAAGGAAGTACGCAGAGGAGCTTGGAATTGCCCTGAACCAGCCCTACGTTGTGCGGGATAAGGAACGAGAGGCCAGCGACGCGCTGGTTGCGGAAAACAAGGAACTGAAGTCAAGGCTTTCGGCCTTAGAAGGCATGCTTCAGAAATTAATAGACCAGAACGAGAAACCCTCACGGGGGAGATAATGTATCAAAACGCTTATCAGATACTTGGAGAAGTTCGCCGGGGCCTGGGTGAGTATTCGACTGGATACGTAAACGGGACTGACACCACGGGCAATTTTGACAACTCGGACATAATGGTAAAGATCAATGATGCTCAACGCTACATTTGGAACATTTTAACCGTCAGGTTCCCCGAGCTTTTTCAGGTATCCGTAAGCGTGACTGCGGTTAGTTCGGTAATCGTAATTCCCGGGGATGTACACCTGATTCGAAGGCTCGAGAATTCCAACGGCGACAAGATAGACCCGATATCAATCAATCAGAAACACTCCGGCAACACAGCCGGCTCGAAGTACGGTTATTCACGGTACGCTACCACAATGTTTGTTGGGGCAGAACTGTCGTATGTTGATGTAATCAAGATAGACGCAGACGACTGCAATGATACGTTTACTTCGTGGTACTGGAAGCGCGTCAGGGAGCTTGACCAAGGATTATCAACGGCGGGAGGTGCGTTGTCCTTAACCCTTGCCAGTTCGGCTCGCTCCTTAGCAAGTTATTACAATGGGATGTACATTGAGAACGTCACAGATAGTTGGGTGGATGCAATCAATAGCTACTCTTCTGCTCGGGTATGCACTCTGGCTGCACAAACAGGGGCCGCGAGCAAGTATTACGGGTTAATCTCGGATTTGCCTGAACCATTTCATCACCTCATCGCCCCAAAGGCTCTGATAATGATGAAATCAGATCCCAAGGCTGCGGAGAAGGCCAGCGCAAGCGAGAAGGACGAGTTTACGTCCAGCTTAGCAGAAGCGTTACGGTCGTTTGCCGGGACATTGTCAGCAGACAAAACGATGGAATCAGTATTCTTGGATTTCGGCCCTTACTACTAGTAGGATACTCTCTTTTGGAGGCTGGACATATGCCTGAATTGACAATGAATGCTTTTATAGCCGTAGTTGCTATCCCTATACTTGGGTGGTATCTGCGGAGATTGATAAACCGCAACGATAGGCTTAGCGAGGAACGACACCAAAACATCCTTGCAATGTTTGGAGAAAACCGTGTGGACCATCTGAAGTTTTTTTTGAAACTCGATAGCCATGAATCCCGTATTTCCTTCCTGGAAGGGGAGCGGATACTCGGGAAGTTGAGGGATAAGGAGTACTAAATGAAGGACAACTTTGATAAGGCGTTCGAACTCGTAATAGGTTTCGAAGGGGGATACGAAAATGATAAGGATGATCCAGGCGGCGAAACAAAGTATGGAATCAGTAAAAGGGCTTTTCCGAGTTTGGATATCGCAAATATTACATTGGATCAGGCGAAAAATATATACGCCGTTAATTACTGGCGTCCAATGGGCTGTGACAACCTGCCGTACCCTCTTGACATATGCGTTTTCGATTGTGCAGTCAATCAAGGTCCTAGTAGGGCGCGCCAAATCCTTGCTAAAAGTGATTGTTGGCAAGCGTTTCTTTTGAACAGGATGGTACACTATCAGGGCCTGAACAAGTCGAAATACTTTGCAGGCTGGATTAACCGCGTTCTGAATCTGTACTCGAAAATAGGGGGATAGCAATGGACATACTGAAACAAATAGCTGCTAAGGTGGCCTCGTTCGCTCCTGCTCTGGGTGCGGCCCTTGTCCCTGTAACAGGAGGGGCGTCGTTGCCTATCGGCGTGGCTCTGACCGCAATCATTAAGGCATTTGGCCTGGCTGAAGACGCCAAACCAGAAGCCATCTTGCAGGCGTTGACGACCGACCCCGAGACCAAGGTAAAACTCGTGCAGGCAGAGAACGCCTACCTGATTGAAATCCGCAAGATCGAGAGGGAAGAGTACGACCTTACGTTGAAGGATATTCAGGGCGCGAGAAACATGCGGGTTGACCATGAGAAGCTCACAGGCAAGGGAGATATGAACCTCTATATTCTCGCCTGGGTCGTGGTCGGAGGGTTCTTTGGTCTCATCGGCTGCCTGCTGATTGTCGCATTACCACCCGACCAGACGGGGGTTGTCTTCATGCTTTTTGGGGCACTCTCTACAGGCTTCGGACAGGTCCTTCAGTTCTTTTTTGGATCTAGCAAGTCGAGCCAGCAGAAGACCGACATAATCGCCAAATCGGACGCGGTGAAGTAAATGGGCGAGCAAAAGAAACTCACACCACTAAAGACAGTGCCGTTTGCCGGCGGGTGCATTACAGGCGTTGACCCTACCCTGCTCAAGAGCGGCCAATACTCAATGGTAATGAACCTGCGTCCGCTGAGACCGGGATTTATCAAACGCAAGGGATTGCGCAAACTACACACTGAACAGATATAGGGGGAGACAATGCACAAAGCATCTTTTAAGGAAATAATGACAATATCGGCAGAGCGGATGAGGGGATTGTCGGGCAGTATCGACGTCAGAACGCTTTGGGATTGGGAGTTCTTCCGGCGCACAAAAGCAGGGAAGCTTGTGCAGCGCGATGAGGACCATACCCCTAACGTATGCACTAACGAGGGCATTGATAGCCTGCTTAACGTAGGCTTCCACGGTGCGACTCAGATAGGGACCTGGTACGTTGCGGTATTCGAGAACGATTATACCCCGCTTGTGACCAACACTTATGCGGTACCGGGCTATACCGAATGTGAGGCATACGACGAGGCAACACGCCCCGCTTACAATGAGGCCGCCAGTTCGTCTAAGGTAATGACCAATTCAGCCAACAAGGCTGTATTCACGTTCAACAATACCAAAACGATTTACGGCGGATCCTTGCTGTCCAACTCCACCAAGGGCGACGAAGCGGCAAATGGAGCGGTGCTGTTTTGTTCGAGCAAATTGTCTAGTTCGCAATCAGTTATAGCGACAGACGTATTGCGTATAACTATTTCGATAACCGGGGCCGACGTATAACAGGGGGCAGGCATGGCTGTAGACGATTCCTATACCAAAGTACTCCTGCATTTCGACGGGGATGATGCTTCCACCACCTTTACCGATGAATCGGGGAAGACGTGGACTGCTACGGGCGCAGGCGCGGAACTGGACACAGCAGATTACGAGTTCGGCGACAGTTCGTTTACGAGACCAACTACCTCCGGCCGTTATATATCTACCCCAACACATGATGATTTCGAGTTCGGTTCCGGTAATTTTACCATAGATTTCTGGTATAAAGACGGACACCTGAATGGCAGTTCGGATTTGTTAGGCCATCCTTTTGATACAGGGTGGACTAGTTCTGTCTGGATGCAATTACAAAGCGGTAACCCCGCTTGTTTCCTTTCTAAAACCGGGAGCGGGTGGGACTTAAACTTTACCAGTACTGAAAATATCACTACCGGATGGAACCATATAGCTCTGGTCCGCAATGGAACAACCGTCACTGTGTACGTCAATGGTGTCTCTGGTGGCGGGGGAACGCTAGTCGGTGCCCTTGCTAAACCCGCGCTGGATTTTAAAATCGGCGCGAGGGCCGGTAATGAAGGCCAGACGTATACGTCCTGGATGGATGAGTTTAGAATTTCGAAGGGGATAGCTCGATGGACGAGTAACTTTACCCCGCCCACTGCGGCTTATAGTCCTAATCATGCTACATATGATAAGACTTTTCCCGAGGCTTTATCTGTTGATGATTCAATCGACGTGGTGGGAATTAAATCATTTGGAGATTCGTTTTCAGTTGACGATACAATCTCGGTTTGGGGAGTTGCGCGGATAGAGGAAGGAATATCCTTTGATGATTCCATTGTAGCATCATTTCTTCAATCGACCGTCAGTGATTCGTTTTCGGTCGATGATTCTCTGTCGGTATTTAACAGTCAGCAGGGTTTATCCGATTCATTTATTCTGTCCGAGGAAGTTTCCGCCGAAAAGCGCGGTATTAAGGTTACGACCCTTTATCAGTTCAACAAGGACGCTGAGTCTCACTTTTATGCTCAGTTGGCAAACGGAAGGGTGATGGAAGCGACGGCGCAGCCGCCAACGGTAACCACAGGGTCGTTTGGCTCACAGGTGTTTGAGGGGGCGACAACCCCTATCCCAGGAAGTTGGACTGTTGTCAACGACACAATGATCTATGCCTCAGGAGTTGACCAGTTTCAGGTTTATCCCGGCTCGGCAACTGATATTGAACAGATAGTTGTTTACCGTAGTAGTGATGCCCCCCCAGCAATACCGACTGTGGGCGACGATTACACGGAAGTTCTGCGGTCCGGAGGGGTAGCTGATATTTCTAACGTAGGGGCATTGGCATATGATTGCGTGTTCATCCGTTCGAGCGTACCGATAAACTCTCTGTCCTGGACAGTATCTGCTGTAAACACTACAGCGTCCGTGGTATCTATGTCCTACTGGAAGGGGACCTGGGGAACCGTTTCAGGTTTGACCGATAACACCTCTTCAGGAGGATGCTCGCTTGGAAAGTCCGGGACAATGACCTGGACGCTCCCGACAGACTCCCTGCCTCTGTATTTGTTTGGCGGAATAGGGTATTGGTACAAAATGACTGTTGCTTCGGGCAGTTTTGATTCGGCCACCTACGCGTCCGCAATTACCTACGGGACCACCTGGCAAAGCATGATCAATATGTGGGATGGAGTTTCGCTTGATGCAGTCGAGGCGCAGTTTTACGATGCATCCGCAACAACATATACAACCTTCGGAGGGTCCTCTATCGATATAGACGAGATGACCTCCTCGGATGCACTGTACTTTAACTCGGCTGACCGCTCGCTTGCGGCTTACTTTGATTTTGGAGATACCCCTAACTCGACTGCGGGAGTCGGAATCGGCATTGCATACTGGAATGGATCGACGTGGATACCAGTTTCAGGGCAAACAGATGATACAGACGGGTTTACTAAATCAGGGTGGGTTACTTGGACGTTATGCGCTAATGAACAGCCACGCCAGTTTAACGCCTCTCAATACTACTCTTATTGGTACATGGTAACGGTTAGTACCACCTTAACCGATACGGTCAACGTTGGTATTATGACTATACCATATTACGAAATATCAAACCTTGGGAACGGCCTGTGCTGTACGGTTTGGAAAAACCGGGGCTGCTATGTGTTTTCGAAAAGCCCGGCAGATATCACAGTGACCGCCATCGACGAGCCGATGCAGGTATCAAGCACCACAAACTCAGCAGTGCTCAAGGCTGGCGACGGAAGGCAGAACCAGATTAAGGCAATGAAGTCTTTTTATAACGAGCTCATCGTCCTGCAAGAAGAAATCGGCGAAGCGGGCGGGTGCATTACCCTGTTCGAAGGGTACTCCCCTGCAACCTTCGGGAAGTTGGTTTTGTCTCAGTCTATCGGCACCATGAGCGCGAAGACTTTTGAAGTAATAGAAGGAATTCAGTTGTCAGAGACGAGGGTTGGTACGGTAGGAGTAACATTGTCACACTACGGAATATTTATGATTGACGGTAAGTCGGTTGTAAACATCTCTGAGCATATTAAAAACTATTTCGACACCACGAAATCGGAGTGTATCAGGAAGGGATACGAGAACGAAATGTGGCTCAAATGGGATTCTTCCCAGAAGGTAATCAGGTTGGGCTTGGTTTCTGGCTCGTCAGCAACTTTACCTAATGTGTTTCCTGTTTACGACCCTAAAACTAGGGAATGGTACTTCGATTCTTTTGGACAAACACTTACGTGCATGAGTGAAGTAAAAGCAGGTAGTGGTGACATATCAGTCCTACAGGTTGCTGGAGGATCTGACGGGTACGTCTATCAAGCCAATTATGGTGATAGCGACGTAACGACAGCAATAGACGCCTACGTTGTCGCGGAGTTCGACGGCGGAGGGGTGGAGATGGAGTTGTCGGAATTTGTCTTGAGAACCAAGAGCCAGACGGCCGGTAACGTAACTGTTACTCCTTATAATAACGGGGTTGCTGGTGGCGTCAAGACACTGACAATGACCGCCCTGCGGACAAACGAACAGGCACGGCGACACAGGGATAATTTCGGCGGCGTCAAGTCTGACCACTTTGCCTTAAAGGTTAGGAACAACGAAGCGTCAACCAGCATGACATTGCTTGATTACGCAGTAGGGATTAAGGAGCTTACCGGCCAGTGAGGGACTTCGGGAAAAAAGTTTATATGGACGAAGGACTGTCATATCAGGAGCTTATGGACGCTACTACCAACAAGGAAGTTGCGGACAAGGGCTACACATGGTATCGCCTAGAGTTCAAAAAGCCCTATGATTCAGATTGCTCTAATCAGCAAATGCTACACTATTTTAAAGACCCATTGGCCTGGGGGAATCAGTATAAGTATGATAGTCCACAGGAATATAACAATAACTACCCGTGGGTTAATCCTGATATTCCGACTCCTGAACCTCCTGAACCTCCGGTGCCGCCAACACCCACGTACACCAATACGCCGTGGGTATTTGGGTGGGATCAGTTTAGTTGTTTCGGGCGGGGGGTAGACTATACGTTAACCGAGAGTTCTGTTGTCGATGTACAGGTGTTAGACATTGGTGTTGCGGATAAGTGGGCGTATAGCAATAATCCCCTAGGTCTGCCGCCTAGTTTTTCGTCGCACGAGTATTTCTCGTCGTTCGGGTATAGTGTGAAGTACGACTTGGCTGAATACTATTACGACGATGCAGTGCCAGTCTGGACTGCCCGTTACGTATGCGACGAGTCTAGTTTGCCGGCGGAAATGTTGTGGTACGAAAGAACGTATCTCATAGATCACAGAGATGATGCTTACGATAAGTGGGTTTATGTCTCAGCAATGCCGTATAACATTATGGTATTGACTTGGACAACAATAGACTGGACACAATTATCGTTCCCGTATTCTGTATCTTGGGCTCATACGACATATCAAAACACCTACCTGATAGATACAGAGGGGCGTTTGTGGGTTGCGGGGAGTAATCAGGTCGGCTGCCTGGGTACAGGTAAGGATACCGGATACACAATGATTGGTGATGCGACTCTTCCCAATTACTATGCCAAGACATATGAGCAGGTCCCCGGGGCATGGCAAATGGTTACCGGAGATATCGGCCTTGATAGCCCTTACGTATGGGCGATGAAGACAGACGGGACTATATGGTGTTGCGGTGGATACAAGGGCGGATTTTCTACTGACCGCAACGAGGTTACGTCGGTATTTCGCAAAATCAGTGATACAAGTTTTAGGATTATTTTTTCATCCGGTGGTGTTCCGATGGCGTTAGCCGATGCCCTCGGAGGGTACGATTTATATGCCGCCAACAGGAGTACCGGTCTTCTTGTACATTACGCTTTCCTATCTGACGAAGACTGGCTCTCAATGTTTGGAGATATCACCCCGGAAGAGTACGCTAAGGCGGCCCAAGGCATGGGGACACCTGGTAATCCCGAGATGTACGATTACATGTTTGTCGGTGGCGACCCGTACCTTGACACGTTTGGAAAGCAGGCTGGCTCCCTCTGGTGGAAGCCTAACAGCGATGAGTTGACACAACTAAGACCTGGAAGTAGTTGGAATTTTGCGGCTGGGAGTCCTGGGTATCCTTGTGCAATAGCTACGTATACAACGCAGATAAGTTAAGGGGGCAAGTATGGCTGATTACGAAGAACCTACCTACTCAAATGAAGTAACCGGAGACGAATTCGGCGGTGGGAGCAACAGTGGGTGGTACGAGACCGGTGAAAATAAAGGATACTACCAAAGCGAGCCTGGTAATAGGTACGCGTTTTGGGATGGCGGGACAGAAAGCGGTAGTTCTTCGGGCGGTACAGCCAAAAGCACAGGCAAGGACCCCTGGGCTTATGCTGGACCCAACGACCCGTTCTTTACGCGCGGGTTAGAGGAAAGTGCCTCTGCTAAAGCGTCGTCTGGTTTAAGAGGTGCTTACAATCAGCTTGCCAATAAGCCCCAAAGCCCTATGCCGACGCTGACCGTCCCGACTTACACGGCCCCTGTTAGAGACGAGGCACGTGAGACTCAGTTGGCACAGAAGGCGGCAGCCCCGGGATTGCGGGCCATGCGGTCCTCAGTTACCAGAGCCATGACAACCAACGAGGCTAACCCGAACGCTCGCCGTATGTCCTTACGGGAAGCCCTGGCAGGATACGGGGAAGGCCTCGAGAAGGTTATGGCGGGAGCGGCAACTACGGGTGCAAATAAGTACGAACGAGAGTACTCTGACCAAGCCGAGCAGGCCAAGATTAACTACCAGAACGAGGTCAACCGGCGCAACACAGAATTCTCTGCGGCGATGCAAGACTACATGAAGAAATTTGGTTACTGATGAAAACTATCGAAAGAGATGGAGTTCAAATCCCTTTGCCGGATAACCCTGAAGAGGAAGCCGCTTTCAATGAGTGGCTTACTGTGAATGGAGACAAGGAACCTTACCATCCAGATCAGCATTACGATTTGCTTGGAGCTTATAGGTCTGGATTGAACAGGGGAGGAGAGGGAGGACACCTTCCTGATACTTTTAAATTACCAGGACACCCAACGTTTTCTGTTGAATCGCAATACTATAAGCCGGGATGAAAGCGGGACAGTGGGAAGGCGAAAAGTACATACAATTGGAGGGAAAAATGGCGGATATTATCGAAGGGAAAGAATATTATGATCAACCTGTGCCGGAGAAGCCCCCTGAGCAGCCAATGACGTATATAACAAACATGCCGGGGGCTCTTCCCGAGTTCAAGGAAGACTCTCAGTTGCGGATGCCGGATATTAGCGCACCAAACAACGACAGGTTCATTTACATCCCCCAGAACCCTCAGGACACCGAAAAGGTGTCGCGGGATTGGCGGGGGCAGAACGTTGAAGTGCTTGAGATGCCGTTTGATGTTCCGGCGCGTCCCAGCGACGATGATTTGCAGTTGTTCGAGAAAAGGGAAAACTTTAAAAAGGTATTGGCTGAACGTTCAGGAATCGACCCTGACGCTGTCTTTAAGAACGCCGAGGCTGATTATTTGAAACGCTTTCCAGTCGAACAGCGTACCCCAGCGGTATACACCAAGGCACTGCAACACGCCGCCGCCGCTAAGATTGCTGCATCGAAAGAGCTTGAGCCGTACCTCAAGATGTTTGACGAGAAGGTTAAAGGTGTAGACAAGAACCAGACGTTTGAACAGTTGACCGCGCGCGCCCTGAAGGGGGACCCTGAAGCTAAGATGGTACTCGCTGAAATGGAGAAACGCCAGATCCGTATCGCGCAGGCCGGGCAGGGCGGCTTCGGGACAATTCCCGAGGACTCAAAAAATATATTCTACGAGCAGTATTACCGTACAAAACAGCTTCCCCCGTTTGCGACTCGTGACGCTCAGAGCCGTAACTCATTTATCGAGGGGTTTGCTAATTGGGCTAAATCAAGTGGTATCGAAGGCGCAGACGTCATAGCTCAGCGCGCCGAGTCCGATGCTTTGACTAAGTCCATCGCGAATCAGGAAAAGGTCCGGGGTATGATGGGCGGATTTGTCAGGAACCTCAACAAGCAGGTTGATAGGGTAGGTCAAATCGGCAATGACCTCGTTTCCAGAGTCGGAGTAAGGGTGCTTGACTTGCCTATCCGAGAACTGCTCACACGGTTTGTCGGTAGCGGACAAGAGCAGGTCCTTGAGTCCTATTTGGCTGAAATATCAAATGAAATTGGTAAATTATCCACAGGCTCGTCGGCCTCGGTTGCTGAACTTTCCACGGAAGCACAGAAAAGATGGAACAAGATACACGATCCTAACCTGAGCATGAAAGAGCTCAAGAAGATACTGGACGAAACCCAGCATCAGGCAAATATGCGGATAACAAGTTCAGAAGAGGAACTTAAATCGACAAAACAGAGGCTTAGCGGTAAGGGATCCCAGCAAGGCGCGCAGCAAGGAGCTCAGCAGGGAACTACACAAGGCCGAGACTTTACCCCCTTAGTCGGCTGGATAAAACAGAATTCCGGCTTTGACTCTAAGCAGTTGTACTACCACGCCATAAGCGCTGGCTGGCAACCGGAGGAAATAAAGTCGGCATGGAGGTTATACCGTGGGAAATAATGACTTCCTGGATGATATGGCCGGAATCAAGGACGGCAATTCGTTTCTTGATAAAATTTCAGGGATAACTGCGGCCCCCGCTCCCCCTCAAGAGAAAGGGTTCCTCTCAAATGTCGGGGATGCCCTGTCTAAGCGGGTATCCAATATACAAGATGAGTGGTCCACGCCTGACAAGGGGTTAGTTGGGACGGCAGAACGCAACCTGCGCACAGGTGGACAGATTGCCGGGATGGCCGGGGATATCTTGGGCGAGGGAGTTAAGAGCCTCTATAAGACTATCGTCCCGGAATCAGTGCAAGGAGCTATTTCGAGTGGGGCGAAGGCTGTCGCTGAAACCCCAGTGGGGCAAATGGGAATCAACGCCGCTAAGGAAGGTTACAATGCCTATCAGGTGTTTAAAAAGAGCTTTCCCGACGCGGCTAAGGATTTAGAGGCCACTGTTAATATCGCCTCGCTTATCCCTATGGGTGCCGGGGCGAAGGTGGCCGGTGAGGGAGTTAATATCGGTCGGGACGTTGTAGCGTCCGCGATCCAGAAGACTCCGCAAGCCATAGAGCAGGGACTTAACGAGACCATTAAGAAGGGAATCGAGAAGGGCGTGCGGCCAAGCGTCGTAGGGAAACAATCTATCGGTCAGGTTGATAAGTACTTCGCCAATGCGAACGACGCGGTTAAGAATATCATCTCTAACAAGCAGAATCTGTCTTTTGTGGATAAGTACGGGGAACCCAAGGTTTCTCAACTTCCTGGAAGCTTGCACGAGTTTTCGCAGGCAATCGACCAGACCAAGAAAGGGATATTTGATAGATATAATCAAATGGCAATCCAAGCCGGCGAGAAAGAAGCCGAAGTCGGACTTGAGCCGATAGTTAAAGCCCTTCAGGACGCTTCCGCCTCCAAGAAGCTTCTTGACCACGACCCTACCATTGCCAAGTATGCCGGAGATTACGCCGAACGCCTGGCCGAACGCGGCAAGTACTCGACCACGGAAGCGCAGGACATTATAAAAACACTGAACAATGGTTTGCAGAGCTTTTACAAGAACCCGACTTACGACTCAGCCAGCAAGGCTTACATAGACGCCCTGGTTGCCGACAACCTGAGGAAGGGGCTGGACGGGGTAATCGAGAGCTCAGTTGGCAAAGGGTACGGGGACCTCAAGCGCTCCTACGGGGCATTGAAAGGACTTGAGAAGGACGTAAACCACCGAGCAATCGTCGATGCTCGTAAGAACATCAAGGGACTTGCTGACCTGACCGACCCGTTCTCTAACTCGGAGATTATCGGGGGTATCCTGTCCGCAAATCCGGGGATGGTAGCTAAGGGGACAGCATGGAGGGGGTTCAAAGAGTATATCAAATTCAAAAACGACCCGAATCATATTGTCAAAAAGATGTTCACGAGTGCCGAAAAGCAGATAGGTAACAAGGGATTCGAACCGAAAAGCAAGTTATATAAGGGAATGATGCCGCCCCCGCCACCTCCGGATATTCCACCTGGGACTCCTCCGGATATTCGGGGTATGGTCGATAGATTTAACAAAATTTAACAGGAGGCTACACCATGAACAAGATTTTCCAAATTGACAAGGTTACAGAGCTTTTGCAGTACTTCGCGTCGTCATCTGTTACGTTCGCGGAATTGGACAACTCCATCGCGGCTACCGGGATAGGTTCGGGTTTTTCAGCAGGAGATAAGATCCTCGTCGCCTCATCCTCTGTGTCGGGAAACAACACTACTCACACGATTAGCACAGTAGCCAGCGGGAAGTTGGTTATCACCTCAGCAACTACCATCGCCGATGACAACGCCGGGGAGTCCATTACTATCAATCAGGTCTATCAGGGCAACTGGCAGAAGGTTGACCACTGCGCCAAGATTGTCGGCACAATCAACACCTCAGGGAACTGCTCTGTATACATAGACCAGAGTCAGGACGGCGTTACGACAGACTATACCTCGGCTGCTATCGCGGTAACCGGAGGGACAGCAGCAGCCTGGGATATCTCAGTGGTCGGCAAATACGCACGGATGAGGATAGTAAATAGCGGCGCGGACCAGACCATAATGAGGGCATATCTTAACGGCAGGTCAATTAGCTAGGAGGCACTAAATGAAAAAGATTATTACCATTATACTGTTTTTGCTGTTGTGTGTGCCCTCCTGGGCTGCAATAACCACGGACGGGGATATCACCAAAGACCCCTCGGGCGGCGGTGGAGCGGGAGACGTATCCGCTGACGACATTTGGGAAACTAAAGGTGATTTGGCAGTAGCGACAGGTGCATCTACGGCGGCAGTCCTCTCGGCGGCGGCTAATTACTCTATCCTGTACACTCTGAGCACTGAGGCTACAGGACTTAAATACCTGACGCCTACCAACTCGGCAATAGTCGGATGGAATTCAGCCGGGACGTTAGGGGCGTACACCAACATTCAGATTGACGACTCAGCGGCACAGTTTTACTCCGCGACGGCCTCAAAGGGCACGCTGAAGGTCCTCTTGTCAGGCTCGACCAGCGGCAAACTCATGACCTTAACATCAAGCCAGACCGACAACCGCGCCCTGACTTTACCAGACGCGACGGATACGCTTGTCGGCAAGGCTACCTCTGACACCTTTACCAATAAGACCTATGACGTTGACGGGACAGGAAACGTGCTTAAAATGTGGGGTTACATTGTTCTTACTCATCCTCACGTCTGCGGGGCTGGCGCGCCGATACAAACAACGTCAACTACTAACACCTATGGACAGTGCAAGTTTTCCAACTCGCTGGACAAGGCTACCAACTACGCCGAGTATTACGTAGTTGTACCTCCTGACATTGATACTGATGTTGACCTCACGGCAGTATTTAAGTTCAAATTGGGTGGTGCAGACACAGGAGATTTCGAATATGAGATTACATTTGACTCGGTGGCAGACAGTGCGGCTTACGTTGGCTCGCTTGGCGATGCGGTTAGCCTGGCATTTACGGCAGACGGATCCGGCGCGGACGGGGACGTTGAAACCACAACCGAGACGACCCTTACCGGATGGCGTTCGGCTATGACCGCTGGTCAGTTAATGGTCATCAGGGTATCAAGAGACGGCGACCATGGTAATGATACGAGTACCGTTGACTCTTATTCTGGACCATTGCTCATCAAATATAAACAGACTCAATAGGGGGTAACCATGAGACGCTTTTTAATAGTCGTTATCCTGTTATTACTCCCGTCGTTGGCTGATGGCGGTATGTTTATGGTCAGGGGCCGCCCCTGCACAGGAGGTGGATATGTGGTACGGTCGATAGACTTAGCACCTCACAACCTGACATCGGCAACAAGCCAGACGCCGTTCGTTGTCTCGTCGTCTACTGCATACCTTACTTATTCATCATGGAAGGTGTTTGATTCAGTATATGGAGCAGGTAAGTATTTTATTGGCACTAACCCTACTAGTGCTTGGGTAAAAATTGATTTAGGCTCGGCTAAACGCCTATACTCTTACTCTGTCAGGGTAAATTCAATACCTGAACCTGATAGAGCTCCTAAAACGTGGACTTTTGTCGGGAGTAACGATGATACTAACTGGGTGACGTTAAATACACAAGCAAGTCAAACTGATTGGGCGTCAGGAGAAGTACGCGAGTTTACCCTGTCTAGCAACACTGCATATAGGTATTACAAGATGAACATTACCGCAGTCGTGAACGATGCTACTTATGTCCAAATCGGGGAAATGTACTTATATGAAGCGGAAGCATATCAGTTCTACGAGAACTTTGACGGCGTACAATTGTGTGTTGCTTCTGATGGCTCTAACTGTAACAATACCTGGGTTGCAGCAGGGACAGGCACAGCTACCTTTAACACCACTTCTCCTGCGATGGAGGGGACAAACAACGTCTTGCTGGACGGATCAGCTAATGTCATATCCCTGTATTATACAATAGCTACACAGACTACCATGTACGGATATGCTCAAATATACGTCAATGCTCTTCCGGCAGCCGGGTTTAGGGTTTTGTCGTTTGCTGACTCCGGGGGGTCTAATAAGGGGTATGTATCAATCGGCACCACAGGTAGGTTATCTATCAACAACGGGACTAGCACGTCCATTACTGCTGATTCAGCGGCTGGAAAAATAGCGGCTCAGACACTGTATCACGTGTGGTGGGGATATACAAAGGGTACAGGTTCCGATGGCACGTACTTTGTGGCATTCTCCTCTACCGGCATCATGCCTACGTCAGGAGACAATTACGCCTCTGGCACCAATGGCAATGCCAACTCAGATATAGCTCGGGTGTACCTCAGTGTCGGTGCAACCGGGGAGGGAAACACTGTCAACATAGATAAAGTGCGAGCAAGAACAACTCCTATTGGGAGCAACCCCAACTAATGAAAAAGCTCATCCTCTTGATACTCCTGTGCCCCTCTCTCGCCCTGGGGGGCACCACGAACTTGGCCGATTGCGATTACTCCACAGTCAACGCCGCTATCAGTGCGGCTACTGCGGGGGATGTTATCACCTGCCCGACCTCGGCGACCTGGGCGAGCCACCTTAAAATCGAGAAGGGGATTACTCTTATGGGTCTGGGTAATCCCCGGATAACCAGCAACTATGACGCCACCAATCCGGGAAACACGGCGACTGTGACCAACTTCCTCATCGAGTACAGTCCGGACGCAGCAGAGCGAGCCGCCGACAACCTATTCAGGATATCGGGATTTGACTTCGATTTCGCTTCCAAGTGCGGCGGGATAGGGCTATTTAACGCCACCACGACCCCGACAACGCAAGTGAGGATCGACAACTGCACGCTGAGCAATGCCGCCCGGGAGGACGGTACCATGCGCGCCGTGATGTTTCAGGGATCTGTTTTCGGCCTCGTGGACACCAACACTTTCTCGGGAAATGGCAAGCATGTTGACGTATACGGAAACAACGTAGATACCTGGAATAACTTCACTTTCTCGTTTGGGTCGGAGAATAATGTCTACATTGAGAACAACGTTTTGTCAATCTCCACTACCCCGCATAGCGCCGGGCAGGGCGGTAAGTATGTCGCTCGGTACAACACGTACACTTATACGGGGTCAACGGCACTTTCCCCCTGGTTTGATAGTCACGGCAACCAATTGTCCGGGGTATATGCATCTATGGGTACGGAAGTCCACCACAACCTCTTGACATCGACCAATAACAAGGACGTGCTTATCCATGACGGCCGGGGAGGAAAGCACCATGTCTACTCTAACAACGTGGTCACCTCGGGAACTGTTACTCTAAGGGTCAGGGAAGAGTACTCTGACTCCTGCGATGCAACAACTAACGCCCAGTCTCAGCATATAAGCGGTTCTTACTACTGGGGGAACGTCAAGAACGGGGAAACGGCTACGTCGTGCACAAAAGGAACAAACTGCGAGGCCACTGACTGTGATGGTAGTCAGGCTTGTTACGACCTGACCGAAAATACAGACTTTTTTAACACGGCAATCGACCCGCTAGTATCCTACACCTGCCCTCACCCCTTAAACACGAAGGGCGTGACGTGTACGTCCATGGCGGGTACTGCGGGGTATTTGACACGCAATACAACGTTGGGGACCGGGGCCGGGATAAAGCTACAATGACATACACTTATTAGTAAGTGTCGGTAATTATATCAAAAAACTAGGCGGGGGGCGCGAACCCTCCCGCCTTTCTTGTCAAATGTCTTCGCTTCCTTCTGCCTTCATAATGGCATCAACCAAAGTCCAGAAAACAGTTCTTCCCGGTTCATCAAGGACAGGTTCGAGATATTTCTTAGCCATCTTGCAAGCAGCGAGAAGTTCAGGTGCAGCATTTATTAATCTTTTCCCTTTTGTCATTTTTCTACACCTTTCCTAGTAAAATATTATCAGGATCCACGGTTTACTGACTGGGCCTGTCTCGATTGAACTATATCCAGTCCCCCCGCCAACACTTCCTCCATAGTTGTCCTTGCCGGTAGATGTTGCCGAAGCTCCCCCGGCCAATCCTACGCTGAACCCCGAGGAAACGTTAGCAGATGTTGCACCAATGACAAGTACTCGATAGTAGCGCGCGCCATATTCCATACCTATTTCCATACCGCGCTTGAATACCTTAGAATATGACCCAGAGCCATTGTTGGACTTAACAGTTACATATCCGAGTACCGCCAAATCCTTGACTCCAGCGGGGACAATCTCACTTGCCGGGAGGATAGGACCAGAGAAGAACACTGCTTCAACCGAGCAATCCTTGAAGAGAATACCATCAGAAGGAAGGGCATCTATAGCCTTAGCAGTCCACGAGGGGATTATTTCCCACGGTTTGGCCGCCGTATTAGCATCCTTATCGTATGGTCCACGATACTCGGTAAGGGCCGGTCCTGACGCCGAGGGGACAGCCAGCAGCGCCCTGTCCTGCACATACGTTATAGATTGTACGGGGGCAATGGTCTGCCCATTGTTGATTGCCTGAAATTGTTCCTGCCCCTGAGCCTGACCTTGATTCTGTGATTGCCGGTTGTTCATGGTTGGGGCAATCACATTCAGATTCGTGTTGTTGTTGCTGTTCAAATTACTGTTATTGTTAGTATTATTGTTGGTATTGCTGTTTTTGATATTGTTTGTGTTGGTGTTTTTGACGGTATTATTGTTCTTGACGTTGCTTGTCCCTCCTATCGCCTGTAAAACTGAGGTCGCGCTGGCTGTAGCAGTAGGGCCGTTTACATCAAGCACTCCCGCGTTTACCGAAGAAACAAATCCTACTAATATCAGTGCTAATACTAACAACATGGAGGCCTTTTTCATTTTCAAACTCCTTTTCTGTCTCGAGCTCAAGTTTAGAGGTGTTGGTGCAGATTCCGCATGTATCGGCCTATCCGTTTCAATAACCCGCTTTTTTTGCAATACTCAAAGGGCATCATGGTCATACCCTAATTAACCAACAGAGGATACCTATCACTGTGAGAAACGCGCAGAGGAGGACAAACACAACAGCCGCAAATCCTCCTAAAAAACGAGCCGATGGACGTAACATCCCCAGGAACCCTCCGATAAAGTCGCTTATCATGAGTTTACCTCCTTTTTCAATATTCGTCTGTCTTGTAGGCTGCGATGAAATAATCGTACTCGTCATCATTCATGCTTTATTTCATCATCCATTCTTGGTAATTCTATTCGTCTTGTATCTGCACCAGGTGAGGGAAATGAATCCCCATTATGCCACTTCCACATACCATTTTCTAATTTTATCCAGTACCCGCCCATTAGCGAATAAGCTTTAGTTCCTGAGGGATACTCTTTCCACGATTTGTAAATCATACCTTGTCCTTTATTTTTGGTTTTGTTTGCGCTTCTTAGTGTTGAGCTCAAGTTTGCTCTCAAGCTCCCTAGTGTACGCGATCAGGCTCAATATGCGCGCGCCATAGGACGTATACGCATACTTCAGGTAATTCTTTTCGAGGTCGTCAATTTCGCGCTTTGTCATTTTTCCTCCGGTACGATATCCCACCAGTGGTAATCATTTGTCGCTATTCCACAAACAAGTTTACCTGCCTGGCATTGGCAATAAATTTCTCCGCATGGCATAAGGTCTCTCACTAGGCATGCGCAGTCCATATCCGGCATGCACAACCCGTCTAATCCGTTATCCGTCAGGTACTTCTCGACGATTTCTTTGATGTTCATATTCCCCCTTAAAACGGCGCGTCTGCGGCGTTGTCTTTTCGTTTGATTGCGACTTCGAAGGCAAGGACCTCGACCACCTCGTGATCGTTTCCTGCCTTGTCTGTAAACTTACGCCCTATGAGTTTTCCCTCGACCTCAACCATATCTCCCTTAACGGCAAGTCCAAGGGCCTCGGCGGTGGTACCGAAGGCAGAGACGCCAATCCAAGTTGCTGGCTTCTTGAGCCATTCGCCAGTCTCCTTCGATTTGTAGTCGTTCGAAACCGCAATCCTCACGCTTGCTACAGCCTTGCCTGATGGCAAAAATTTGACTTCCGCGTCGCGTCCTGCTCTGCCGCTGATGTTAACCTTGTTCATGTGTTGCCTCCTGTTTTTTAGTTGTTATATGATTGCTCCATTGTCTGGACATTGCTTCTGCTATCCCCTGTAATGTCCTCGATCTATTCTTCCATCGATCGGGGCCGGGTGGCTCTCGATGTACCCTAGGAGTCCTTCCGTTAACGATATTTGTTGGAACAAGTTTAGGTAAGTTCTTTAACCATAAGCACGTTGCTTTTATCTCCCCATGGCCGAATTGCCAAGGCTGAATAATTTGGTCAGGTTTACGAATCTTACTGGAAATAACAGATATAGGGTTTTCGATACAAATACGTCCAATTGGAGCATCCATTAGGTTTTGAACAAAAAACAATGCCTGTTCTTGTTCTGTCTTCTTGTCCTTAAACCACCTCGCTCCTGATACTGCTAAGTGGGTACACGGTGGATGGGCTATCATTAAATCCCATACCCCGTTATAAGCAACTGTCAAAGCATCTCCCTCAAAATGGTTGCCGGGAATTTCAGAAGGTAACAAATCACAGGACCAAGCATCATGCCCTAGTCTAATAAACTCGTTACGCACTATACCGGAGAACTCGCAAGCTATAAGTACACGCATATAAGCACCTTCCTTTAGATTAAGCATTCGTTTTTCTTCGCGCACCCTTCGCACTGTGCTTTGGGCTGAATCTTGTTGGCCTTATCGGGGCAGTAGATAGCTGATCCGCTCTGCCTGGGCTTTCCAGTGTCCGCCGCTTCAGTCTTTCTCATTACCTCGTTCTTATCCTGAGGTTTACCCTTCCCGCTTGCAGCGTTCGCGTCGTCGTCCTCAGGGGCTATACCTACCATTGCTGCAAGGGCGTAGCGGCGGGCATAGGTGATACAACTCCCTATTGCCTGTGGGTCTTGCTTGACTGGTTTCATGGCCAGCCTGCCCTTTATCCATTCCCCAGAGGTATGGGTCAGGATTGTCTCGACAACAACGTATTCCGGGGTTTCCGGCATCGTACACGTCGTTTGGATAACAGCCAGCCCGTTTTCGGTAAGCGGCTTCCGACAGGCGTCCCATACCGACGAGAGGTCGGCGTAGCGTGACTTGAAGAAGGGGTTATCTGAGTCCTTAATTGCCCCCGTCATAACGCTCTGCGCCTTAGCCAGTGCTTCTGCAAGTTTTCCTATGCTATCAGATTTTTCCATTGGTACCTCCTAAGCCAGTCTCTTTATCGTTTTTTGTAGCTTATGGATTGCCAGCAGGTGCTTGAACGCTTCGTACGCTGGATCAGCAGATTGCCAGAAGTGCATGGCCCAGGCCGCCGACTCCTTATCTATTCTGAGCAGATATATTCCCCCTGACAGTGGCTTGTCCGGATTGTTCTCTTCCCAGAGCGCCTTGTACGCCGCCACCTGAATGAGATATTCGGAATACACACCATTACTGGTCTTCCAGTCCCACAATGAGTGCTTGCCGTTAATAAGACATACGCAATCGAGACAGCCTCCATATCCCAGCGACTCACTGACCAAAGGGATTTCCGTCCCGACAGGCGCGAACCCGACGACGTTTTTCCAGTCAACGTAATTCAGGAACGCCTGTTCTGCCTTGTCGATAATTTCTTGGTCGTAATCACCAGCCGGGAAGTCCTGCCCTTGCAGGTCTGCCTCGATATAAGCGTGAGCTAATGTCCCTGCGTCAGCGGCCTTCTGGACTGTCTCCCTGTGGCTCTTTCCTTCTAACCCTTGCTGGTTAGCCCAATACATGAGGGCTTGTTTGTTCCAGCCAAGATTTGAAATGACCGTAGTAACCCCTGGGACCCTCTCTCCGTTAGCAGTGCGGTATATTTGGGTAGGCATTTACTCCTCCACGTCTTCAGCGTCAGTCTCTAAAGGCTCCATCCCTAACTTGACCCGCAGTCCGTCTAGTGCCTCGCGGAATGTCGAGGCGTAGGAAATCGGTTCCCCGTCGATGTACGCTACCGTCCTGATTTCATCACGATGCTTGTGCCCGTGGATTTCCATCGTGATACAGTGATACTTCCCGTTTGCCAACTCCGCCAACTCTTTTTTAGCATCAAGTATTCGCATTTTACCTCCTTTCTATTGTTAATATATTAACTTCACCGCAGTTTTCGCAGGTAAGCACCATTGATCCGTGGTGCAGCCCGACTCCCTCATCAACCCGCCAGTCGTCCGCTCCGCAGTCGCAGGGTCCGTAATTATCCGCAAGGTCGTCAATCCAGCCTGCGTAATCAAGCCCTCGTTGATACTCCCAATCTACTCTTCTATATGGCATCACTCGTCACCCTTTACTCGTTTATCAACTCAATACATACTGTGTTTTATCCATGCATCGGGGCAACAGCCAGTTTGCCCAATCTAGTCTGCCCAGTCTGTTTGCTTCACTCACGACAGATACCGTGTCGTAAGGTCCACAGTATTTCCCAAAGGCTATTATTGCTGCGGGGCACGCCCCGAGTCTAGCCAGAGTTATATAGTTTATTTCTTTTATCATAGTCCTCCTTTTGAATGCCCGAAGGTGGGCTAGACCTCCGGGCCACAACACATTGGGTTTCTTTTCCCCTGCGCCCCCGCTCTTCCTTCTGGATAGACACGGGGGTCATTTTTCCTCCTTTCGAAGGAACTTCCATTTGTTGAGTACACCCTACACCAAATATTTTCCTGTGTCAAGCAAAATATAAAAAATATTTTCACTTCAATCTTTTTGTATTAGCCTATGGATAAAGGTTTTTTTAAAGAAATGCAAAAAAAAACTTGACATAATCGTTTTGACCGTGTAAAGTTTTAGCCAGAAAGGAGGTACGTGTGAAAACAAACAAAAAGCTCATTCAGGAAGTCATGAAAAAGAAAGGGTTGAATATGTCAACCCTGGCAGAGAAGGCGGGAATGTCGCGGCAACTCTTCAGGTATCATTGGAACTCCGATGAAGCAAACCTGAAGTTCATAGAAAAAATCGCGCATGCCCTGTACGTTAACCCCAAAAAGTTGTTGGTTTAAGTAGTAGCTTTTCCCTTTTTGAACTTGCTCCAATAATCACATTGTCACGCGCCCTGGTTATTTTAACGATCATAAACGCTTTGCATCTGTCCAGAGAATGAGGTGGTTATGGCCGAATATTATCCTATCACGTCTAAACTTCACACCGATGGAGACGTTGTTTCCTTCGTTCGTTGCCCCCGTCACAAATCACTGTGCGGGGGTCTCATGGTATCCACAGTAAACCACTGCTTACATTATTGCGGGGACGCTAAGTGCAAGGTGCGGGATCACCTGAAAACAGTCGATTTCGGAATCGAGAAAGGGTTTGAAAATGCCTAATAAAACTAACGAACACACATGGATGATAAGCACAATCGTACTTGAAAACGGTAATGTCGTTATCATTATCTGCTGCTCCGAATGTCAAGCGGCCAGCGAAGAAGCACTCGAAATTGTTAGGAACGAACTTATGATGAACGCTACAGTCACGGATACGATCCAATAAGGAGGAAAAAATGAGAACTTGTAAATCTTGCGGATGCGAACTGAGAAGTGGAAACCCTGGGCCTAACTGTAGCCCCTGCGACGAAAGAATATTTGTGGAGAATCTCGACAAGCCGAGAAAGCAGAGGCAGCAGGTAAAAGCGTACCGGCCTATCCGGGGGACCTGTGATCTGTGCGAGCGAGACGGTTTGGTCCTCTCAATGTCAAAGTTCGGGCTGCTGTGTCAAACGTGCATCTCCCGTCTGATCAATATCGAGGATATGGCAGAGGACTTCGAGGAAACCCTGACCAGAATCGGGCGCGAAGTTAGTAGAATTCCGGCCGCCCCCTGTAGCAAGCCGAGAAAGGCGGTAGCAGCATGAGTAAGTGCAAAACAGAACGGCAGAGGCTGATCAAGAACTGCGATATGCTTTGGAGTCTGGCGGTGAAAGTGCGAGACCGGAAATGCCAAGTCAGCGGAAAAGACTATAGCCTACAGTCGCACCATATCTGTTCGCGTCGCTACCTCCGGACCCGCTGGCTGCTCGAAAACGGAATTACTCTCAACGCTGGGGTCCACTTCTTCGAGAAAATAGACCCTGAGAGATTCCGCAACACCATAATTGGTGTAATCGGAGAAGAGGAGTACTTGAGGCTTCAGGAGTTGGGATATGCCGGCGGAAAGTCCTGTAAGGTTAGCGTCGAGGACTTGAAAGAAACAAAGGAGCACCTTACTAAGCATCTCAATACTTTAGAAAGGGACTTCGGGAAACTGATATGAAATGCGATTTTTGCCGGAAGACAATCAAAGAACCTACCTATGCGGAATGTACCTACAATGATGGAAGCATCAAGGCGCTATGCCTGTTGTGCTTCGAAACCTTGGCAACTTGGCTTGGACTGGAAGGGCTAGAGTGCGTCAGGAGGCGCAAAAACAAATGAATAATCCGATGGAACGATACGCGTGGTCGTGGATAATGTGGACCTCGTGGTACTTCGACACACTCCACCATTACATTAACGCCCTGGGCTTGGTAGATCACAGCCCCAGCCGCAACCGACAGACTAAAAAGGAGGATAAATGTTAACAGACCTCGTTATATGTTTCATCGCGGTAATAGTGGCCTTCGGGTTGATATCTTACTCGTTACTCTGGATCAACAGGGAGGAAAACGATGAGCGTTAAAGCGAGAGCAATCGAATTGATAAACGGGGAAAGACAGAAACAATACGGCCCGGCAAAAGAGAGCTTTGCAAGGATAGCTCGCTTCTGGAACGCGTACCTTGACAATCGGCGCGGTCCTCTGGAAGGCAAGGACGTCGCAGCCCTTATGATACTCTTCAAGCTGGCGCGCTTACAAGGTCCTGAGTATTCACCTGATAGCGTGGTTGATATCATTGGCTATGGGGAACTACTCCATAATTTAATGGATGCAAAGGGGGAGAAATGAAATACAACATGGAGGCCTATTATTACAGCTTTGACCGTACAAAAGTCGATGAGATTGACAAAATTTTGTCCGCAGTAGCTGAGGCAGGAGCCGCTTATCACAAAACATATGAATGGAATGATGCTACTCCCGGTCCTTTCTTTAAAGGTCGTACCCCCATAGAGTGTATCCAAGGGGCCGCGCAAGAAGCGGCAAACATCATCAAGTCTAAGGATGCAGAAATATTGTCTCTGCGTGAACAGTTGCTGAGGCGTACATGAATAAGTACTCCGACCAATCACGGACGAGGGATATAAGGCATCAGCGGACGTGTTCCCGTAAGCGCGGGTATGAGACGGAACAAGAGGCTTTCCAGAAGGGGGCCATAATCTATCTGTGCCCGTATTGCAAAAAATACCACAGGTCGATACATAGCCTGGTAGCTATTGCAGCCCGAAAGACGCGTGACAAAAATACATATGAATGACACTGAGGAGGTAATTGTGAATCGCACTGAGATTATAAGAGACTCCATATTGAGATTTCAACATTTACCATTACGCACAATTGCGAGATACATCCTACACAACTACGGACCATTATTTGACAACAACATCGAAGGAATAAGATCAAGAATCCGCTATCAGGTGGGAAAAGTCGGCGAGGTAAGCCGGGGAAAAGTAAAGGACAGAATAGAGCGCACCGGAGAAATAAGGATCCCTAAGACCTGGACACCAAAGAAGACACCGTACAATCTTAAGCCGGGATTGTGGTTGTGTCTCGCAGACGTACACGCGCCATTTCATTCACCTAAAGCAATCGAAGCGGCAGTGAAGTACGGGCAAGCAGAAGGGGTTGACGGGATACTCCTACTGGGAGACTTTCAGGACTGCGCGGCGATTACGTTTTGGCCTAGCACAGCCAAAAGGGACTTCGACAAGGAAGTGGAAGTTGTCATAGACTTGCTTGATTTTATTGAGCAATCATTTCCTGGAAAACAGATAGTTTTTGTTCCGGGTAATCACTCATGGAGATTGCCGAGATACTACGCCGCCAAAGCTCCTGAGCTTATAGGACTTCCCCTGTTGGCGATGGAAAGCGCGCTGGGGTTTGAATACAGAAATATAGAAATGCCTGAGTACAATCAGATTGTCATGGCGGGCAAACTTCCGGTTATCCACGGCCATCAGGTTAAGGGGACTTCTCCGGTAAATCCTGCTAGGGGGCTCTTTCTTAAAACAATGTCGTGGTCCTTGTGTGGTCATTTCCACCGCAGCAGTGAGCATACTTCTTCTAACATAAGGGGTGAGTATTTGACTACATGGAGTGTAGGTTGTTTGTGCGACCTAAATCCTGATTATGCTCCGCTGAATTCCTGGAACTGGGGATTTGCATTAATCAACGTTGAGAAAAACGGCAACTTCGAAGTGTCAAACCGAAGGATACTCCCAAGTGGGGCTGTTGTTTAAAAGGAGGTAACATGCACACCTGTTCGAACTGCCGGCACTGGCAACGTGGTTTCTGGCACGATAAAGATGGCACCTGCGCGGCAATGCGTGAGTCTAAAAAGGAAACTGAAAGCTGTTTACTGTTTACGGAAAGGGGATCAAATGAGCCGGTTAAAAAAATACGAGAACGCTACTAGGAAGTACCTTAAGATGTTTGGGTTAACGTCCTGGCGGGTAAATTTCGAGTGGAACCCGTCCGACGTAAACTCAGAGGGCAGCGTGTTTTATTGCAGGGAAGACCGCAACGCTACATTCACATTGAGCCGTGACGTCAAGTTACCGGACAAAGTAATCGATATGATAGGGTTTCACGAGGTACTCCACGTCCTCCTAGCCGACCTGGTTAGCATGGCCGAAACAACATATAGTGAGAGGGCTGTTTCAATAGCGGAACACTCAATTATCGTGTCGCTTGAGAACTTCCTGACGGAAGAAATTAAGAAATGACCGACAAAATCAAGGACGCTCTCGAAGAAATGACCGACGACGAGCTTGATGAGCTCATCGATAAGATCAAGAAAATGCAGTCTGACCAGAAGACAGGTAAAAATAATCGGTCTGATTGATATTTTCTCTTGCATCGGAGGTTTATGGTGATATGTTGAAGGTGCGAAAACTTAGGATTACACTTGAGATACTTGCAAATGAAACTGAAAACTGAAAAATACCCCTTCGGGAAAAGGTTGCTAAGAGAGAAATCTTTAGCGGGGTTATTCCACTCCCGGCCTCCTGGCTGGATAATCCTACCCCTCGCAAACCTTAACCTTGGAGGGGTTTTCTTTTTTGAACACAAACGAGTATCGGAATTTGTGACTGAACTTGAAAGGGGATAACGATGTTTGTACGAGATATCAATCATTCTGACAACAAATACAATATTCCTCATGGTAAACGACCTTCATTCCAATTTTACCCCAACGACTTTATGAGGGATATGCAGGAACACCCACTAGCGATTACTGGGGCATGGTCAATAGTGCTTTGTGCAATCTTCTGGGAGGGTGGAATTTCAACCAAAAGTCTGAAGCAATGGAGCAAAATTTTAGGAGAAAATAACAAAAAAACTCTTCAAATTTTAAAATATTTTGAGAAAAAAAAAGTCGGAAATATTTTATTTTTGGATAACCAAAATGTAACCATAGAATGTCGCCGGATGGTGCGTGATGAGGAAATTTCTCAATTAAGACGTAGTGTTGGG